TCTTTGATGCGCCTTCTTTCAACGATTTGAAACCTTCGGATACTGCTTCGCCCATGATTTCCTTGTATGCTTGTTTTGCTTCTTCATCACTCATACCCTGTGCTGAATATTCTTCAACAAACTCTCCCATGCTCATACTTTCAGCATCATCAATCATTTTGCTCTTTGATGCGCCTTCTTTAACAGCATCTTCAGATACTTCATAATTTTGCGTAGCCGCGGCAGTAATACCACGTTGCATATCTTCGTTGTCATATCCTGCTTCGACGATATCTCGTAGTCGTCTCATTACATCTTGCATTTGCATTTTATTTTTCCTTTGCAAACTCGTACTTGCGAGTTTCTAAATCCTTTAACATACTCTCGTTATATTCATCACCAAATATTTTAGCAACATCATGCTTCGTTTCGTCTTTATAATCAGCATCCTCAAGTTTAGAGACGTACTCGTCATCTTCCTCGTTGAGTGATTCTTCTCTAGCAATTTCTTCTGGATGATCTTTGTTAATAACAACTAATTGATTAGCTGGAATATCCATAACTTCACTTAGATAATGATAGAGTTGATATGCTGTAACTGGATACGATACTTCTGCATCCATGATGTGAACTTCTGTATTTGTTAATGTTTGGAAGTCCATTGGATGCTCTTGAATAGGAGTACGCTTGGGCTTAGTCATGCTCTTAAGTTCATATTTTTCAAGCATAGTTTCCATCTTATCCAATAGCTCATCCGTGCATTCACACGCAAGTTTTAACCGAAAGGTATAAGTTGTTTCACCTTCTATTAGATATTCTACAAAGCTCTTCATCATGTTCTTCCTTATATTATATTTATACTTTTTTACCTAAAATTTCAGCTAATAAGGTGTTACGGTCTACTACTACACCCTCCCCTTCAACTGAATCATCACTGCCTGACTGCTTTATCCTAAGGTCTAAGGTTGCTTTTTTAAGTTGTAAGTCTACCATTTTTAGTTTTTTATTAATTTTGTGTGACTTCGCTGACAACGCCGTATCTAGCATCCTACTAGCATTATTAAATATTTCGCCAGCAAATCGCGCTTCTACATTCATACCCAAGTCCATCAGGTCCTGAAACGTTGCTTTTGCTGTTTCAGCAATTTCATCCATCTCTACGTCACTTGACTCTAAATCTCGTATAGTAGGCAAAGCTGCATCGATCTTATCTACAGCGGACAGTGCTTCCTGAATTTGCGGTAGTGTCTTGGGAGATTCTTTTTCTGTGGGCATACCAGTGAGATCGTAATTATCCTCAATAGTCACCTCAGGCATATCTACATCCTCAAGATCAAATAAATCGTTTAGTTTTTTTGTCATAATAGTACTTATCAGCGTCTCTTGTTGCCTTGATGAAATATATCTGCTTCAGTAACAATACGGAACTGCACGCCTTTTAGTTTGCACCACTTTGCCGCGGCTTCCCATTTAGCGTGGTTGATAGCAATTGCAAGTTTATCACGTTGACTTGTCTTCACACCCAATCTTGTTTGACTAGATGGCTTTATCTCTATAAGCTCTGCTCGTTTAGATCCTGTTTTATTCTGATACATTATAAAGAAATCAGGAACGTAAATACTTTGCTTGCCTGTCAACGGATTACGATATGGTATTCTTATCGACTCGCTTGCCCAATTTATAACGCTCGGATGATTATCAGCAAAACGCATAAAAGCATGTTCCCAACTACTTCTGTAGCGAGGAGGCTTGTTGCCGGCATATTTACTAGGGTTAGCAACTTCATATAATCCATTAGCCCAATTAGGCATTCTCTTTCTCTAATTCTTTTTCAAATGCGTTATTCATGGCGTTACTTGTCTATTATTTTCTGCACTTGGCTTAACTGTAGTTTTGTATCCTATTAAGGAGGTGCCCGACCTAGATAAATTAAAAATTAGACCCAATGTCTGTTGGTAATTTTCATCACCCATCTTCTCAATAATTTCCTGTGGATATATTCCTAGATTATGCGCTGCCATCAGCACAGCAACCGTATTTGCAGCCACAGCATCGTCATTGATTCCTGTTATATCTCTACTTCTAAAAAATCCCTTGACTATATCATATTCACTAGGGTTAACAGTTAATATATCACCATAGTATTCAGTAAAATACTGTTTTACTTTTTCATCAATGGAGTCATCAGGGTTAACAATCGGTACTGATGTGTCAATTGCCATTAAACTTCCTTTCCAAATTCTAAATCGATTCGGTCAGTTATTAATTGTAATTCCCTAAGTGAGCCAGGATCAACATTACCAGTTTGTCTTTGATTATTTATTCTAGTAGATACTCTACGTGATTGGGCTTCTAACTCTTGCCGTCGTAGGGTTTTAGTATCAATTTGTGATCCACTACCAAATGTCCGAGATATGGTATCACTTATCTTATTTGGCGTAGCTGTGGTGCCACTATTGCTCGGCAATGTGGTAGCGCCGCCGATTGCATTAAATACACTAGTTAATGGGTTAACAAACTTTGATGAAGAAACTACTGTATTGTTACTAATTGCTAACTGGGAAACAGGAAGTCTCACAGTTCTATCCACTGACGCCTTAGATTGTGTACGCCCAGAAGCCGACGTGCTCCCTTGGGTTGTAGGAATAATAATATCATTAAGTGGATTTTCCCCACGCAATACAGACCCTATTATGCGGGTAGCATCTTTTTTTAATACAGCGCCCAAATCAAGGTTTTTAGCCTCATTAAAAATTAAACCACCTTTAATTACGGCGCCCAGTAAGTTTCCACTAAACAAGTCTTTTGCAATGCTACCAACAGAATCAACTAATCCGCCTTGGAATAATACAGTGTCTCCCAATAATCCACCAAATTGACCCAGTGGACTTGGTGTAGTATCATAATGTATTGTGCCAAAGCCTTTTGGATTAATGTTATTAACAAATCCTGTTGCATACTTAACTGCTTCATAGTTTACTCCCATACTATGTTCCATTAACTGCCCTGAAGCGTATGAATGATTGTCGTGACCAAAGGAACTTATAATAGGATTAATTAGCGTATACTCAGCAAACCTCTTTTGATACATACTGTAAATCTTAATATCTTTAAAAAATCTACCCTGTCCTTCTGCCATTCCCCACTGGCTATCTTTGTATCCAGCATATCTATCATTTGTACTATAAGCGCCACCAGACTGAGAGTATTGACTATCCTTAAAATAAAAGTTCTGGTATGAATGAAGAAAGCTTCTGATTAAATCAGACTGATCATCATGAAATGTAATGTTTATAGGATTATAATGTATTTTATGTTGACTATGAACTTCTCTATTGTACTGGTTATGTGTTTGCACATCAACATTAAAGCTAGGCAACCCTGCTGTCTTAATTAGCATAGGTATTTCCAGCTGTTCCACGCTGTTAAACATCTTAGATGCTAGTGGTGTAAAGTTAAAAACAACCGCAAATAAATTTTGGTAGCGAGGCTGTAATTCGTAGTTATTATCAACGAATAGCCTAGCCGCATGCTGGTAATCCTTAATTTGATCACCTTTAGCGAGTGCATTTAAAACAGTGTTAACGCTAGTCAAGATACGTCTCCTATCTAGTATTTATCCACAAAAAAACCCTCCAGATAAGAGGGCTTCTTGTAGTTGTATTAGGAAATATTAACCTGTTACTACTGATCCAAGTGTTCTTGCAACTTGTGCTCCAATACCGTCGCCAATTGGTGATTGTATTGCATTATCAAATCTGATGCTTGCAGTAATTGTTGCTGGCTCACCTGATGCATAATTAAGGTCATTATAGTTTACGTTTGTTAGGAAGCAACCATAGCACTCCCACGTCTCAAGTACATTTGCAGTGCTTGCGCCGTTTCCACCGTCTAATATTTCAAAACGTGTAATGAATTTATAATCAATTCCTGAAGCCGCACTAGCCTGTTCCATAACATCAAACTGCTTTTGTACTTGCTCGCCAAGTAGTCTACTTACAGCACCACTAACATCATCACGGAAGTTAACTGAAAGCACATCCCAACTATGCTTACCAGCGAGATAAACACGTGAGTTATAAACTGGCACTTCCATCTCTTCAAACGTAACGCTAGGTCGAGTAATATCCATTACTTGTTTTGTTAATTCTGTACGTGGAGTAGACACACCTAAATTTTCAAATAACGCACGGAAGCGATATTTAAGTTTTGGCATAAGCAATCCTTGGGAGGTTGCTGATTGATCACTGTCTAATGGGACAGTGAATTTTGTAAGTGATGAAACTGACATATTGTCCGACTCCTGTTATTCGTTTTATACGAGTATTTATCTGTTACGTGCTTAGAAAAATGGGGGGTAAACTACATACCCCCCACTAATTTCTGCTTTTTACGCTATTTAAACGCTATTTGAAGAGGCAATACTGCCACTTGCAATCTCGCCTGTATTTTTAAGTCTGATTGGAATATAGATGAATTCCGTAGCTTTGGTTGGCTCAATTGCTATGTCAACATAAAGCTCATTACGGTCAATTCTGTCATTTGTGTTATTTGATTCATCACAAACAACCAAGTAATCGTAAATACCGCGCTTTGCTACTAGATCATTCATAAACTGCTCAATCTGCTCTTTAAGTTCGTCTCTCGTAATCTTATCGTTTGGCTCAAATACGAAGCTAAATGCTGTGCGTTGGATTGTCTTACGCATAACAGCAACAAGTCTTGCAACGTTAATACGATCCAATGCACTTGGTGTACCTGCCCGCGTCTTATTACCATAGTTAAGAATACCAGTTCCATTAAAGAATGTAATTGGATTAATTGCATTTGAATAAAGTGTATCCCTCATACTTTCACGCACATTATCAACTTGGAATTCGCCTGTTGTTGCATTAATATATCCAATGCTATTAGCGTTATCAACTAAACCTCGGCGTGTGCCTGCTGGTGCAAACCATTGATAGCTCTGGTCATCACTACGTGCAATTGTTCGTAGTATCATATGACTTGCTGGAACTGTTATAGCACTACCACTCAGGTCTGTTGTTTGTCCTGCTGGATAAAATACTCCTAGATATGCATCACTAGATAGTAAGCCATCTTCGCCGTTATCAGCAGCTAATGCGCCATTGGTTGCCCAATTTTGAATTGCTGTTCCCGTTGCGGCTAATCTCATTGGCGCATCGCCAATAACAAACGCTGTATTTCTACGATCATTATTAAGGCTTACCATGTTACTAATTAGCTCTGGATATCCAGGAGCTGCAATAATGTTGAAGTCTCTGCTATCTTCACGTAGTTCCTCACTAGCGTTGATTGCTGACTTCATTGCTGCTACCACAACACTACGTACTGCCTTACGGCCCATGTAGGGTGATCCATCATTTTTGTTACCACTGGATGTTACCCATGCATCCTTTTCTGTTGGAAGCGTTGGGTAAAGTGAAGTATCACTAAAGTTTGTACGATTAAAATAATTGCTACGGAATTTTTTAACATTATATGTACTTCGTCGTGTATTAAACAACAACATACCACGTGGGTAAATAGTTGGATCTGGCTTATCAATATCAACTACGTCACTAGTTAGTAAGGATAAAGTAGTTGCTATGGTTCCAGTAACAATGTCTGTAGTTGTATCGCCCATAAAGCGAGCATCCGCAAATATAATACCATTTTCTGTTAATTGGTCGGTATTATCAATTAATACCCATGCATTTTCGCCATTATCAAGTTGATAACGATAAATCATTGGATAGTTTTCAAGATCACTTGAATCTAACCATAAATCACCAACTACTAATGAAGTAAGATCACTTTGCGTGGTTGGTTCTGTAGCAGAAATAATAACACCACCTGGGCTTGTATTAGATAAATTATGTCCCCGTGTGTCACTAGTTACATTCTGGTAACCTTTCCATGTTGATCCGTTGTGGATCATAATGTCAACTTCAAATCCACTATGATACCAATAACTATTGTTTATTGGATCTGCGCTTGGTGAAGATAGTGCTGCTGTGTATGTTGGTGCTATCCAGTTACTAATAAGTAAGTCACTGCTATTTCCTGCACGGATCTGACCGGATGTTAATGTTGTAACAAACCCTGCATCAGCAAGTGGCGTACCACTTGTATCTTTTGCAATAATATTACCGCCTAATGCATGTGCTATTGTTAAATAACCGTCACCAGTAACTGCAGCACTAACATTAGCAACATTAGCACCATTGATATCACTAGCTAATGATCCTATTGTTGTTCCTGATAGTGCTACTGTTGTTGGACTAGTCATTACAGAACTATTTGCTGCACTCGCACTAAGTGTAAACGTATTACCTGCTGTTAACGGAGCCGCTGCGTTAATATTTCCTGTAACTTCCATAATTCCTGTAGCATATCTACGGAAAATTTTATAAGTCGCAGTGTCATTCTCAGTTACATCATATTGAGTATAATAAGTTCCAACTAAAATTGCCTTGCCACCAGTCTTATCTAGAGACTTGGAAGCACTCTGATCATTCTCATATAGTATTGAACTTGCTGCAGTAAACTGAGCAGTTACACTATTATAATAAGAAACATCTAATTGTGCACCTAAGTTGCTTGCAGTTGTTTTAACCCATATACTACCAGCTGGACGTGAGATAGTGTCTGTACTCTTCCATTCTGGAACTGTATAATGCGGACTTTGTTGGAGCAACGGACAAGCATATGTTCCCGCTGTTAATCCACTTGCACTAAGTATTGAGCCACTAGCATTCGCAAGTATAATCTTGCCGTCTGTTGTTGACCCATCACTAGCTGCAGAGCTTGTAGCATAAATCTCAACCTTGTTGTTAACTGCTGCGGATGTTACACCAGTAATTCCTGCGCTTGTGATGCTGGATGCAAGTGCGGTCGCCGTTGTGCCACTTAATGTAACAGTTGTACTATTAATCGTTATAGTGTTTCCGCCAACTAGTGTAGGACTCGTTACTGTTCCAGTAATAGTTGCCCAGCTTGTCTGCCAGGTGCTTCCACCAAGTAATACCCATGCATTACTACGGTTTTTATAATATACTGGGTTACTCACGTTTGTTGCCACAATAGCATAATCACCAATTGCACCAATTCCTGTCTTTGGAACTCCGCCATCTAAACTAGAAGCAACTGTAATAACCCGTGGTATTTTATTAGTAAATGTGCTTGTGCTTGGATTCCATTCAAAGATACCCCAGCGACTGTCAAGTCCACTATCTAACCAAATAGTACCATTAGTTGGTGCGCCAAGTGGTCGATTCTGGTTTGGACTAAGTGCTGCAAGATCAATGTCTGCGCGAGTTACGTATGCTCTATTGCTTACGCCTAAAAGGCTATATGCTGCCATAAGCCCGTACTCGTTAATTTCATATCCGTGTATTGGAGTGCCAGCGCCAGTTTTATAGAAACTTGGGTTGCCAAACGTAGTAGTTAGTTCACGCTGACTACCAATAAGGTAAGTGTTGCCGGCAGTTGCGGCTGTTGTTCCTGCGGCAGTAGCTGTCCCTGCGCCGGATGTTTTGTCTTGTGCGGTTGCAATAATAATGCTTGCTACCGTTCCTGTGTCTGAAGGTACGTATTGACTTTCGTCAACGATCGTAACTTCGACGCCTGGTGATACTAGTGCCATATTTTTATATCCTTAATCTAAAAGATTCCTGTTGCAGGTATTTATCGATAGGCAAGGAAATAGCCTGTTTAACAGGCTCCCTTTAAAGGGTCGTGTAAATACAGTTATGAGACCTAGTTGTTCTAAATGCAATGCTGTGCCATGTGCTGTGAATTATCACCGTAAGGGAAAGATTCACTATAGGAAGTTATGCGAAGGATGTTGGAAAAAGCATAAAAAAGAAAGTTTACCCAAACACCCACGTTGGTTTCTAGCAGGATATAGGATGAAACCCACATGTGAAAATTGCGGGTATATCCCAACACTACCAGAACAGTTAACAGTATTTTACATAGACAACAATCGTGAACATATTAGCGTAACCAATCTAGTTACACTCTGCTTAAATTGTAATGTGGAGATTATTATAACTGGGTGGAATCGCGGAGATCTTCTAGAAGACCTGTAACCGATAATAGTAAATCTTTAACAGATCCGTCATTGGTAATTAGATAGTTAGGCGTAACACTACACCAGCTATACTCACTTGCGTGTATGTCTGGGTGCATCTGAGGCATTGCCTCAACATTAGTTTCTGCTATCTTAAACCACTCTGGGTCGTCACCACGCTTAACACGGACCACGACGCCTCCCTGTCTACGAACCATTGCAATCTCATTAGGAAACCGAGCATCTGTAATTACCACATCATGCTTAACATTACGAAGCCGTGATTCCATACTTAATATCCATGTATCTTGATGGAAATGATTACGGAACACTTCAGTACCTAGTAGTTGTAATGCCAACCTCGGACTAAAGTCTGGAATATTTAACCGTTCTTCCCACCATGAATCCACTTCTTCCCGCCATACTCTGCTCTTAAGTGTTATCCCTTCAAGCATTTCTCTGTCCCAGTTAAAAATACTGGCGGCTGTGTCTTTTAGTGGATTAGCAAAACTCTCGTGACTAAATCCTTGCTCAATTAGCATATCGCCAACTGTGCCTTTACCCGCGCCTATTAGGCCAATAATTCCTATAATCATTTGTGTATTATAGCACCAATTTAGTTGTTAGCCAATAATAAAAGATAATGGGTCTGATCCGTCAACGTAATTTTTAAGATCTATTTCTAGTTGTTGCATTTCTTGCTGAGCTTCTGCTTTAAGAGTATCACCATTCATACTAGTGCCACCTTGTGGTCCTGCGATTGTGCTAAACTTACTACGAGCCTCACCCAATGTAAACTTGGCTAGGGCTAGTGAATAGTCTTGTATCCATGGCTGTGTTTTATTGTCCTGCAACAATGTAGTATCTGGTCGAGTGTTATAAGTCCATAATACAACCTGTTCACCGGTTCCATCGAACTTGCGAAGCAATGTAATTTTATGGTTTACTCTATCCCAATCAAAGTTTATAAAGCCACCAAACATTCTTGCACTTAGTTCTTGATACTGAAAATACATTTCGTAAGTGGCTTGGCCGCCAACTCTACCTGCTTGCAGTAAATATGTGTTAACAAAGGCTGCTTCAAATGGCTCAAACTGTGTTCCAGAGTCACTACCACTACCAATACTACGACGGAAAACTTGTCTTACTTCTTGAATCTCGTCTGGTAATATATACTCTTGTTGCTCTGCAACAATGGGTAAAAATACATAACTACTTTCAACTGATGCTTGAGCTTTTTGGCGATATTTACGCATAGATTGGTTAATACACATATCGTAATGCGATGGATCTAGCTCAACGTCTACCATATCTCCGGCTAATCGAAAATAGATATAATCTTGTATGTCTTTTCTAAGTGTTGTTAAGTCTACAGCCATGTTAGTTTCCTTATACTGTATTTATTAGGAAACCTTTAGTAACACTGTGTGTTCATTGATTCTTCCATTCATCTTAGTCTCTGTAGCTTTGATATCCTCGAGAAACTTACGTAGGGCAACTTTTCCTGATTTTCCAAACGTTTTTAGTTGCTCTTCAGGCTTCCTTAATGTTTTTTGTACGCTTAGTTTTACATCAAAGTTTAGCAAGGTAGTTCCCTTGATTGACAGGTCGTTATGCATCTCTGCAACATACTTTCCTAGCTTGCGGTTCTTTGTATTGAATACCCATAGCTCTTGCGCACCAATAATAGACGCAGGACTAATACTAACAACTTTGTAACGAGAGTCTTCAGCACTGTATTTTAGCTTGCTGATAAGTTTTTCTACACTAGGGGCTTTTTTAACACGCGACTTACGTGCTTGTTTCTTAACATTAGCATACGAATCTAAGTCAGCAAACAAAGTATCAAACCATTTAAGATAACACTTAATATCGTCCTTGCTTAGGAATGCATATCCTTCTTTAATCTGTTCCCACTCGTCCTGCTCTTGCTCACTCATTTTCTTAATTTTAGCTGGTGTAGGCATATTAGATAGTAACACGTACTCAGCATGAATAGGCTCATAATATGCGCGAATCTTATTAATGTGTGCTTGCGCAACAGAGTTGCTTGTTAGCCATGTAAACATTTTAGGGATGTCTTTACTAGGCTGTAAATCAATCCACTCATCAAACTCAGCAACAATATCACCAAGCTGTTCCGCCATACGATCTTGAATACTTGGAACATACGTATTAGCTTTTTTCTTTTCTTCAGCTTTTTGCTCTAAAACAACGCTCATACCAGATTCTATAAGATCAGCGAATTTCTTGCCATAGTATAGCGTACTTTGATTATAATCATCTTCATCATTCTCAGACCCAGAGCATGGACCGTTACTACCTTTAGCAAATGGTTTATCCATATGGACCGAAGTCCAATAACACCAAGCCGCAGTGGCCTGTGTATTCCATTTCCATTCAGGATTTTTAAGAATAGCTTGTGAGCTTTCCTTATCATATGCCTTACGGACATACCCCTTAATAATGGAACCTGCGTCTTTGCCGTCTACGACCGTATTAAATAGTCTTGAAAATACACGGTAACCTTTTTTATGTTCGACTGCACCAGCACCAGATTTACGTGCTCGTACTGCTGGTGTTTTTTTTCGTTTAGTTTTTATGCTCATTGCCATAATATTCTTCCATTCCTTCAATAAGGCCCATTATATCGCCAATGTCTAGGTTGTCTATAGCTTCGTGGGCCACTGACTCAACCCATTCACGTTGTAAGGTGGATATGGGAATTACACGCTTTGTTTTAAAGTCAAACACTACTGCCATATCACCCTCCTTTACTTATTTCTAACTTATAATTTATTGTAGCACATATAATACGTTTGTCTACCGGTTTTGCCTATAGTAGCGTAATACGTTGCCAGTAAATCCAATAAATACTATATAGGTAAGGATTCGTAATGCCAAGATTATCGCTATGGAAAGACGGTGCTCACACTAATGATTTTAAGTTCTTTGATAGGCGCATCTCAGAGATGTTTACTATCGGAGGGACGGGTATTAATGTGCACAAATACCTTGGTATTTTAGACCAAGGAACCAGCTTGGACAAAAGCCAACCCCAAGCGGTGGCGGATGATCCATTAGCTATTCAAGATTTTTTATTCTTAGAGAATAGAGACCGTAAGTACGGCCAAGATGTGTACAATATGAGAGGCATTTACAATGTCGCTGATACAGATTTTGATTTAAGCCAGTTTGGCCTGTTCTTACAGAATGACACATTATTCCTTACATTTCACTTACAGGATATGGATCGAATTATAGGAAGAAGACTTATGGCTGGCGATGTTTTAGAATTGCCCCATCTTAAAGATTATAATTCGTTAGACACTAGCATTGAAGTGGCACTCAAACGATACTATGTAATCCAAGAAGGAACAAAGCCAACTGAGGGGTATAGCCCAACTTGGTATCCACATTTATGGCGTGTTAAGGCTACTCCATTAGTTGATAGCCAAGAATATAACGACATACTTAACAAGATACAACTAGATGAAAACACTGGCGAGTCAACTGGTGCTACACTGCGTGACTTACTAAGCACATATAAGAAAGAGCTTGAGATAACTGATAAGATTGTTGAACAAGCCGAAGTAGAAGTTCCTAAGAGTGGATACGATGTTAGTAAGTATTATGTTGTTCCCGCGGATTCAACAGGAAAGCCGTTAGAGCCCAAGGGCCATAACGCAGACGAGACATTTATTACCTCAGACAGCGAACTAGTAGATGCTAGTAGCTCACGCATCAGTCCTGAGAATACCAAGGCATATAATGGATATCTAGTTGGTGACGGGTTGGCTCCAAACGGAGAACCAATAACAATGGGAACTGCTTTTCCTAGCGGTGCACTCGAAGGAGACTATATACTACGACTAGACTATTTGCCAAATAGATTATTTAGATTTGGCGGGACACGCTGGATTAAAGTAGAAGACGATGTACGGAGCAAACTAACTCCAGGAACTGGAAATACCCAGCGTGATGGGTTCATCAATAATAATAAAGTTACAACCAGAGACGATAACACTACTACGCCGCAACGCCAGGGATTAAGTGATATCCTTTCAGCTAAGGAAGACTAGATGGCACAGACATTTTTTTACGACGAACAAATTCGACGATTTTTATTACAATTTATTCGGGTGTTCTCAAACTTTCAAGTTGAATACGGCAAGGATAGAGAAGGCAATGTTACGTTAGTGACTGTGCCTGTTAAATATGGTGATGCTACTCGCACTGTTTCAAATATTATTCGCGAGAATTCAGAGAATAAAGTTATCCCAACTCCTATGATTAGTTGTCACGTGGCCGCTATGGAATATATGCCAGATCGTAGACAAGACCCTACGTTCGTCGACAAAAAGCATATACGTATGCGTAAATATGACGAAAACACG